ATTTTGGGCTGGTATGTGCGTTCTTGATTAAGTACTACGGCGAAGGAATAGGACAAACAATGGATAGACCACTTGACACAATCACAACAAAGGATCGATTCGGTCTTGTAACCGTTTTAATTGGTAACGAACAGTATGTTATTAAAGATATTTTTCTCAGGATGCTTAAACCATCAGAACTAAAGATTATGCAGGGATTCCCGGAGGATTATATCATTGACCGGGATATCGATTGGAAACCGTACCCGTTAAAGGAGCAGGTAGCAAGGATTGGAAACAGTGTTGTGCCGATTATGGCACAGGTCCTTGTACAAGCCAATTGCCCATATCTGATTAAGGGCAAAAGGGCGAAAAACTTGGTTATAGATAGTAGCGGAGAGCAATGTAAATTTGCCATATAAACAAAAAGAAAAGGAGAACAGACAAATGGAACTTAAAGTAAATGAAGTAGAAATTCCTAAAGTAATTGAGTTCAATTACAAGGAATTGAAAAGCGAACTTGAAGAAAAAGTGTCGCACTATGAAACATTAGTGTACACAGATGAACAGATTAAAGAAGCCAAATCCGACAGGGCAAATCTTAACAAACTGAAAAAAGCCCTGAATGACGAGCGCATCAGGCGAGAGAAAGAGTATCTGCAGCCATTCAATGTATTTAAGGCACAGATAAATGAGATTATCGGGATTATTGACAGACCTATTACGGTCATTGATTCCCAGGTAAAGGCATACGAAGAAAAACAGAAGCAGGAAAAAAGAGCTGCTATTGAAGAAGTGTTCGGAACAATCGGTTTTCAGACTTTTGTTACATTGGACATGATATTCAACGATAAATGGCTTAACGCTTCAACGTCATTGAAATCTATCGAAGAGGAAATGAAGCAGTTAATGTACCGCTTTAGTACCGACCTCTTGACACTAAACAATCTGCCGGAATTTGGCTTTGAAGCAGTAGAGGTATATAAAACTACTCTTGACATAAATAAAGCTATCAGTGAGGCACAGAGAATGTCACAGATAGCGAAGGCAAAGGCGGAAAAGGAAGCAGAGCAGGCAAGATTGAAAGCAGATCAGGATGCAGCAATGGAAAGAATGATTGCTGAAGAAGAAGCAAAAAAAGAAGCTGATGCAACAAGTTCCAAAATAGAACAGGTTGAACCGGTGGCTGATGCCCCAAAGCAATGGATTAAATTTCAGGCATATATGACAGTAGAGCAGGCAAAAGGCTTAGGTCAGTATATGAAATCCGCAGGGATTGAATATAAAGCACTTTAAAGGAAGGAGGATGAACAATGACAGGAATAATTATCACATCAATTATATGTGGCACAATTCTTTGCGTTTTCGGTATCACTTTCATTGCACGTCAGAGACAGAAAAAGAAGTCTGCTAAGGCGTTAGGAGGAATATTGAAAACAATCTTTGATGAAAAAGAAAGCGAGGATTAAACATGATTTTAAAAGGAAGAACTATAATATCCGGAAACACAGTAATAATTTGTGAAGAGTTAGAAGAAATCATCCGGAAAGTACATGAAAGTTTTATTAATTCACTTGGAAAAGAGGGCGCAGATGTGATGATTCACGAAATCTTTAACAATGCACTGCTTTCCGAAGAAGAAAGAGACAGAAAAGCAGAGAAAGAACGCAAGAATGCGGATGAAAAAGTATTGGCAGAGTTTGACACTTTTTTCAAGAAAATCATGAAAGAAGGTAATTAAAATGGCAGTAAACAATTCATTAGTACAGAGAAATCAGAAAGCAACATTCAGTGCATTTCTTACAAAGGATGCGGTTAAGAATCAGATTAACAGCATAGTAGGCGGCAAGGATGGACAGCGATTCATCAGCGCTATTGTATCAGCAGTGAGCGTCAATCCGGCACTTCAGGAGTGCGACAACAGCACCATTCTTTCCGGGGCGTTGCTTGGTGAATCCCTGAAACTTTCACCTTCCCCACAGTTAGGACATTATTATCTTGTGCCATTCAATGACAAGGAAAGGGGCAAGGTCGCAACTTTCCAGTTGGGATATAAGGGATACATACAGTTGGCAATCAGAAGCGGCCAGTATAAGAAGCTGAATGTTATGGCAATTAAAGAGGGCGAACTTGAATATTTTGACCCACTCAATGAAGACATTAAAATCAACCTCATGGTTAATGATTGGGACGCAAGAGAAGAAGCCTCAACAATCGGATATTACGCCTTCTTTGAACTCACAAACGGCTTCCGTAAGGCAATATATTGGAGTAAAAAGCAAATGGAAGCACACGCTGATAAGTATTCGCCAGCTTTTAGCAAAGAAGCAACAGTTGTTAAGAATAAATTCGGCGAAAAAACAAAGGTTTCTTTTGCCGACTATGAAGCAGGCAATTACGATTCTAAAGACGCTTGGATGTATTCATCATTTTGGTATAAAGACTTTGACGGTATGGCTTACAAGACAATGTTAAGACAGTTAATCAGCAAATGGGGTATCATGTCAACCGAAATGCAGCAGGCTTTCAGTTCTGATATGACATACGAAAATGCAGATGGTTCAAGAAATTATGTTGAAACGGAAGAAGATGTTATTGACATAGACCCATCAGAACCGGTTCAGAGCAAACAGGAACAGCAGAATGAATCAGAGCAGGCAGCAGAATCAGTACAGGACGTAGCATCCGCCCTGTTTGACAATAATTAACAATTTAAGAAAGGAGAAACACTATGAAAGCAGTCGAACTACAGGAACTTGTCGGTGGAGCTTTACAGGAAAAATTCTCGAAATCGTTTGAAAAAGTGGTTGACAACTTACAGGACGTCAACACCTCATTCAAGACAAAGAGAAAGATAACTATAACACTTGACTTCACACAGAACGAAAACAGGGATGATGTATCAGTTAATGTGAGCGTTGTAGAAAAATTAGCACCTTCGGCACCGCTGGCCACGAAGTTCGCAATCGGCAAGAACTTAGCAACAGGTGAATCGTATGCGGAAGAATACGGACGTCAGATTAAAGGGCAGTTGTGCTTTGATGATATGACACAGCCAGTTCAGAAAACGGCAGACGGAAAACTTGTTGACACCGAGACAGGCGAAATAATCGAAGCAGCGGAAGAAACAGGCATTGTAGATTTTAGAAAAAAAGCATTAACAAACTAGAAAGGATTTTAAAAAATTATGGATAATTTAAAAGATGCGTTACAGTACATTGTCGAATTAGGCGAAGCAAAGGTCAAGGATGTGGCCCTTCCTGACGGAACGGTTCAGACATATTCGGACAAGCCGTTGAAGATGCTTAAGAAGCACCTTCCAATGGCAGAAGCCCCTCTGAGAATGAGCACACTCACAAGCCTTGTTGAATACATAAAAGGCAACATTGATTCAATGTCAGACAAGATGATTGTGCAGATAGTAGACCCTGAAACAGTAGTGCTGTTATCACAGCTTAACGAAGAAAGACAGCGTGAAAAGTTAGCCGTTGTCAATGCAACAATCCCTAATTTCCGTTTTAATGATTTCATTAATCAGGAAGAGTTCTGCATTAACCTTCAGTCAAAATTCATTGATGACGAGGAAACAGACAAGTCATTACTTCTCAAATTTGCTGGAACTGTTGAAGCCGGAACTGTAGCGGAATATGGGGATGACGGAACAACACAGAAAGCTACAATCAGAACAGGAATAGCTTCAAAAGGAGAAGCAATCGTTCCGAATCCTGTTTCCTTGAGACCGTTCCGCACATTCTTAGAGGTGACACAGCCTAAATCTGACTTCATATTTAGAATGAAGCAGGATAAGTATGACGGAATTGCATGTGCAATATTTGAAGCAGACGGCGGAGCGTGGAAGATTGCTGCGACAACTGCAATCAAGGAATATTTACAGTTTGAACTTGCCGGGCTGAATCAGTTCACAATCATTTCTTAATCGGCAAAAAGGTTGAAACACCAAGGCGGAAGCCTGAAAGAAGCGTTTGTTGGAGACGCTGAAAAAAGTCAATATATCACATAAAAAAGCATTTTTCAGACCTCTATTTTATTCCAAAGAGAGGAAGCGGATTGTTTCCTCTCTAATATAAAAAAATGGCTTATAGACGTAAAAATGGAAATAAATACAATAACAAAAAAGTGGAAGTTGACGGCATTATTTTTGATTCAAAAAGAGAAGCAGAAAGGTATCAGGAGTTGTCATTACTTGAAAAAGCAGGGGTAATCAGAGACCTTCAGAGACAGGTAAAATACATCCTGATTCCCGCACAAAGAGAACCTGACATTATCGGGAAAAGGGGCGGAATAAAGTCGGGAAGAGTGATTGAAAAAGAGTGTTCTTATGTTGCTGATTTTGTGTATTTTGACAAAGAAAAGCAGGAAAACGTTGTTGAAGATACAAAAGGATTCAGGACTAAAGATTACACAATCAAGCGTAAACTGATGCTATATATTCACGGCATTAGGATAAATGAAATATAGAGAAAGGTAGATTGAATATGGGCGAAATACAGACTACTCATGATTTAGTAAAAGAAATTTTAAAGACTTCCCCAAAAGCGAGAAATTCTGACAATTATTTACTGTATGCAGTATATGCCACGATTGGCAGGAGACATAACATTGATATAGATCACATGTCAGTTCCAAAATTCTTTCTGAACATGAAAGAATATGGATTCCCTTCCCCGGAGACTGTCAGACGTACAAGGCAGAAAATACAGGCAGCACACCCGGAGCTGGCAGGAATTGAGGACGTGGAAACAATGAGAGAGTTGAGAGAAGAAACATTCAGGAATTACGCAAGGGGGCATATTGTTTGATGGATTCAGAGATTGCAAGAAATGGTTCGGGTTATTATGACCCGACAGCTTTTGAAGCAATGAAAAATATTATTAAAAAGAAGGTGGACAAAATGAAACATGGCGAAATTTGGGAAATACAGCAGAATAATGGACAGTTCAAGAATGTGATTGTTCTTGCTTCACACAATGACATTGCACAGGTACTTCATATTAGTGAATATGGTGGTGACTACAGCATTGAAGTAAATTGCCAGGGCATCAGCTTCACTGATCCACGCAAGATTCAATATGCCTTTAATGATAACTTCACTAATTACATCCGCACTTTAAAGGATGAGGAATTTGAAGCAATTATGGATGCTGTGGCGGAAGGACTTGGTCTTGCAACATCATATGAAAAAGCTGTTGAACCGGTACAGGAAGAATGGCATCCAATTCCTGAAGTGCTTGATAGATTACCTTTTGATGGTGAATCAGAAGAACTTATTAAGGCAAAGACTGAAAGAGATGTTTACAAGGACTTATATGAAAAATTACTTGCTGATGTGATGAAGGGATGATTGCAGCCCCTACTACTACATTGAAGAATATAAAATGAAAGGCAGAAATTATGTGCGAATCAATAGAAGAAGCAATGCAATATCTGAAAGGGTATTGCAATAAGCACCCGACCTGTGAGGGTAGAAGTGGCTGTGGATGCGGGCTTTACAGTTCGGCTACAAAACAATGTTTCTTATACAACAGTCCAATCCCGGCAGATTGGAAAATAATGACAGAAAGTGAAGGCAATAGTGATGCGGGATAGGGAATGTATAACATGCACTCACATAATAACGTGTAAAGGTAAGGCTTCCCCGGCGCCGTGCTTGAACTACGAAGAAAGGAAGAAGAAAAATGGCGGAAAAAAGAATGTTTTCAATGAAAATAGTAGACAGTGACCCATTTAAAGAAATGCCTTTGTCTGCACAGGCTCTATATTTTCATCTTGCTATGAACGCAGATGATGAAGGATTTGTGAATAATGCTAAAAGTGTTCAAAGGTCAATAATGGCATCTGATGATGACATGAAGCTTTTAATTGCGAAGAGTTTCCTAATCTATTTTGATTCAGGAATTGTTGTAATCAAGCATTGGAAGATGCACAACACTATTCAGCCGAGCAGGCTTAAACCTACTCAATACATAGAGGAAAGAAACCTTCTTGAAGTGAACGAAAACAAGTCTTACACCTTGAATTTAAGCCATATTTCACCATTGCTGACAGATTGTCAACAAAATGACAGCAAATGTCAGCAAACTGTCAGCAAATGTCAGCAAAATGTCGCAGAGAATAGAATAGAAGAGAATAGAAGAGAAGAGAAGAGTGTAGTAGAGAGCGAGTGCACACAACAGACACCCGATTCAGCTGCTTATAAAGCTCTCATAAAGCAGTACGGGAAAGAATTCGTTGATGAACGAATCGAACGTGCCAAGCTGTACAAAGGAACGAACAACATGGATACTGTTGCTAAATGGTGTGCCGAAGATTTCAAAAGACAGAAATCAAAGCATAATCAGAATACCTTCAATAGTTTTCCACAACGTCCTTATGATTTTTGGGATAACGATAACAATGATGACTTGATTGTAATTAATCAGCCCAATGATAGTTCCTAAGGCGAACGTTGACGTTGCAGAAATTGGAAAGCTAGGAAGGATGGGTTGATATTAAACAGATTGAAGGACAGCTTAGTTTATTTGATGTGAACGAAAAAAACGAGTGCCTAGGCGAGCCTTGTAAATATTGTGATATTGAATGGTGTTCGATTGAGTGTTTTAGACGAAGAGGATATGTATATGACAGAGTTCACAGATTTGCAAGAAATAGCAACGGCGAATACTTAAGACGAGAAATAGAATACAGAGTTTGCAAAAAGGAGTAAGGTTCCAGAAAATGATAATACGATAAACAAAGTTACATCACTTGAAATTATCGTGAGTATGACAAAGATTGCAAGTTTGAATACTGCAGCGATTGTGGTTAGAAATTAGATTGGAGTGATAAAGAATGAGTGAAGAATTAAAGACGTGTCCGTTTTGTGGTGGAAAAGCAAAATTCAGACCTATAACGAACAGTATACATGGTGCAAATAGAGGATTTTTATTTCGTATAGAGTGCTCCAGGTGCGGAGTAACTCTTCCAAAACAGTATGCATTGGAATATGTTTTCACAGAATTAGGTGGACTAAAAGCCGTTGTAGATGAAAGAGAGATGGCAATTAAGTCATGGAATAGGAGGGTGAACAATGAGATTGAATCAGGCAATATTCAAATGGATAATTCAAAGAAACTGCTCAAAGAAGAATACAACAAGGCTGTTGATGACACTATAAAAGCCATCAAGGAAGAATATGCTTTCACAATCTTAGAAGAAGAAAAGATTGACGAAATAGCACAACAGTTGAGGAGCGAAACAGAATGAAGATTTTAAGCAAGAAGAAATAGTAAAGGCAGGTGGAATAGATGACAATTAAGCCGATTTTATTCAATACGGAAATGGTTCGGGCAATTCTGGATGGTAGAAAGAGCTGCACGAGACGAGTGGTTAAGTTTCCAGTAAATAGATACACAAACAATGTACCACTTGCTGACAAGGTAGTGTTACAAGAACTAAGATGTGACAAGGCGAATTTTTTAGAGAAACCGTTTTTTTGTTTTGGTATGAATTTACCATATCAGCCAGGCGATATTCTTTATGTCCGGGAAACATGGAAAAAGGCACCAAATGGGTATTATTACTACGAAGATTGGCAGAAAAATGACATCGCAGATATTACAAAATGGAAGCCATCCATCCACATGCCAAAAGAAGCGGCGAGAATCTGGCTGAAGGTGACGGATGTGCGTGTGGAGCGGTTGCAGGATATGACAGACGATGATGCAGAAGCAGAGGGATGTTTCGATTATACGTCAACAGCACTGGGTTTTCCCGATGTATGGGATTCCACCATCAAGAAATCCGACCTTGACCGCTATGGATGGGCTGCGGACCCTTGGGTGTGGGTTATCGAATTTGAAAGAAAACTAAACTGAAATTTAGCGAGGTGAAAAGATATGGATAAAGAGTGTAGTTCAAATAATTGTGATAAATGTTTTAAATGTGGAAAATACTATTCATCTCATTCTCCACATTATGAAAGCTATTATAAACGAGAAGTAATCAATATTACTTGTTGTTATGGCGAAGCAGGTACTTATGACGCTGAAACTAGACAACGATTAAGCACTATTTAAGTAACTGAATTTTACTTCCCGACATTAATATCGGGAACATAGGAGGAAACATGGAAGATAGATATTTATACAAGGCAAAGAGGATTAGTGACGGAGAATGGATTGTTGGTTATTTATACAGACTTTCAGAAAATAATCCTCCATTTATAATGTTGCGTAAATATGGAGAGAGCTATGAAGTGGATGAACATACCATCTGCCGATGCACAGGCTCGAAAGATAAGAACGGCAACCTGATTTGGGAGAACGATATTGCAGAACTCTTTGGACATAGAGGAGTTATCAAGTATGTGTGTGGCGGTTTTGGCATTGCATATAAAACACCTATAGATTGGGATGGAATAGAAGCAAATATTAAGCCAATAACCGGTTGCGATAATCATTTATATGCTTGTGAAAACGATAATTATATATCATTGTGGGAAATTTATTGGAATTTTAATGATGAGGATGATTTGGTATACACAGTAGAAGTTATCGGCAACATTTTTGATAATAAAGATATATTTGAAAGTGAGGAATAATATGGCAAAGATATTTAGATTTAGCGGATACTTAATTGACCCCAATGGAAGTTGTGATGAAGACGATATTGAACTATCCGTCACAGAAAAATTAGGTATGCTTAGTCAACAGTTGCATATTGAATCTGCTGACATTGGAGAGTGGGATGATGATAACCCATTAAATTATGAGAATTGTGATTTGGCATGTTGCACCCAATACTTCAAATTAGTAGAAAGGGAGAAATAATAATTAATGGAGAGATTAACACAGACAAGCAATTCTGGCGGAGTTGCATTTACATTTGACTTAGATATAACTTGTCAGCCGAGTGAAGCCAAGAATGGATGGCACAAGCACTGTGTATTGAAGATTTAGCAAAAATATATGCAACAATTATTAGTGAAACAGATAAACAACTGGCGTATATGAGTGAGCAGATTGCGAAAGAACTCAAAAAGGAGAGTGATTGATATGAGTGAAGTCTATGATAGAGCAACAAAGGCTTGGTTCAGCAGCCATATATGTCAACAGACGACAGTTTGTCGGTGTGAAAAGTGCGGATTATTTTATAAGCCAAGTTTAGGGCATAAATGCAAAGCAAAGGAGTGATGAAGAATGAATGTAAAATCATATTTACTGCAGATTGAAGTTTTACAGACTAAAATTGAACAGAAAAAGCAGAGAGCAAAAGATTACCGGGAGCTTGCGTTGACTTCGGGCGGGTTCGATTACAGCAAAGAAAGAGTTCAGACCTCTAACCTCGGCGGGCAGATTGAAAATCCGGTGATTCGGTACATAGCACTTGAACAAGAAATCAGCGAAGATGTGTTGAGACTTCAGCAAATAAAAGACAAGATAACAGGAGAAATTCACAATGTCAACAATGCAGATTTCATCAAATTGTTGTATAAAAAATACGTTGAATGTGAAAGCCTGTGGAGCATTGCTAAAAATATGGGATATTCGTATGACCGGATAAGACACATGCACGGAGAAGCTCTGAAAGAATTTGATAAAAAAAATGAAGTTAGCACAAAATAGCACATTCAAGTGTGATATTATGATAGTGTTGAAAATTAAATATGATTCATAAAAAGGAACTGTGCCATTTGCGGTTCCTTTTTGTTTTGCCTGTCAGTGTGCCTTACTCCTCCATATCTGACAGGCTTTTTTGTGAAAAGGTGGTGATTGTGATGGCAAAATTAACAGCTAAACAGCGAAGATTCTGTGATGAATACCTGATTGACCTAAATGCCACACAAGCAGCCATTAGGGCAGGTTATTCTGAAAAGAATGCAAGGAATATTGCAAGTGAAAACTTGGCAAAACCCAACATCAAGGCATATATAGATGAACGGATGGCAGAGAAAGAATCTCAGTTGATTGCGACTCAGGATGAAGTCCTGAAGTACCTGACATCCGTATTAAGAGGCGAGAGCCAATCAACAGAGATTGTGGTTGAAGGTACTGGAGACGGATGCAGTGAAGCCCGAACACTAAAAAAAGAACCATCCGAAAAGGACCGGTTAAGGGCAGCCGAACTGCTAGGAAAGCGATATGGATTATATACAGACAAGGTTGAAACAGACGTTGACATGACCTTGACCGTCAATATAGATTACGGTGATGAAGAATGAATGTGACTGTCAAGATGAATCCGTGTTTCAAAGAAGTAGACCGAAGCACGAAGCGTTATATCGTAATGAAAGGCTCGGCTGGGTCTGGAAAGAGCGTTGACACGGCACAGAACTACATCTTACGACTGATGAAGGATAAAGGCAGGAATCTTGTCTGCATCAGGAAATCGGACATCACCAACCGAGACAGTACATATGCGGAACTAACCGGTGCCATATACCGCATGTTCGGAGATAAGGCAGACCAATATTGGAACATTAAACAAAGTCCGCTGACATTGACGTGCAGAGCCAATGGAAATCAGGTTATCTTCCGAGGGATGAATGATGATAAGCAACGAGAAAAGCTGAAGTCAATCACATTCCAGAAGGGAAAGCTCACGGATATATGGTGTGAGGAAGCAACTGAGCTGACACAAGCAGATTTTGAGATTATAGATGACCGATTGCGTGGTGAGCTTCCTGAAGGGCAGTTCTACCAGATCAGGATGACATTCAACCCAGTGAATAAGAACCACTGGATCAAGAAGGCCTTTTTTGACATCCCGGACCCGAATGTGTTGACGCATCACAGTACATACTTGATGAACCGGTTCATAGATGATGCATACCGTGCCCGAATGGAGAGACGAAAGATTGTTGATCCGGAAGGCTACCAGATATACGGTCTTGGAGATTGGGGCGAAATCGGAGGCATTATCCTACATAATGTGGAAATCAGGGAATTATCACAGAACCTTGATGATTATGATGATATTGCAATCGGACAGGACTTCGGATTCAACCATGCGAACGCTATTCTGTTGCTTGGCATAAAGGATGACAACATATACATCCTGAAGGAAGTGTATGTGTTTGAGAAAGAAACATCCGAAATCATTCCTCTTGCGCATGCAGCAGGGATTCCACAGAACAAGGAAATGTGGTGTGACTCCGCAGAGCCCGACAGAATCAAAATGTGGAAGAACGCAGGATATAGGGCAAAACCGGTTGAAAAGGAAAGAACAAACGAAAAGAAGTATCAGACAGCACAGATTGATTGGCTGAAAGGCATTGTTCGCAAGGATAAGGCCATTAAACGTATGATATATATTGACCCATCCTGTACCAACACCATTAAGGAAGTACAGCAATGGAGATGGAAGAAAGATCCGGTTACCGGCGAGTATATGGATGAACCGTTGGCGGTTATGGATGATGCAATGGCGGCGCTTCGATATGGAATAGAACGCTGGCGTAAGATGCGCAAATGGCTGATATAGAAGGAGAAGTGAAATGTTAAAACCTGATGAGATAAAAGTGATTATTGAAAGTGATAAAACATCCGAGCAAAAGTGTTTTGCAAGAATAGGAGAACGATACTATGATGGCGATCATGATATATTGCAGTACAGGATGTTTTACTACAATTCAGATGGCGAGCTCGTCGAAGATAGGACCAGAAGCAATGTCAAAATACCGCATCCGTTCTTCACAGAGCTTGTTGATCAATGCACACAATATGTTCTCTCTGGGGAGCGTATAGTCGTGGCCAATGATACAGCACTGCAGGAGTATATGGATGAGTATTTCAACAACAACGAAAGCTTCATGACGGATTTGGCAACATGCATAGATGATATGCAGATTAAAGGATTTGCATATATGTATGCTTACAAAAGCAAGAAAGATAGAACAGCATTTGCGGCAGCGGATCCGATTGATGTAATAGAAGTGCGGGATAAGGATACGGATGACGGATGCGCCTATACAATATATCACTATATTGACCGTATAGACAAAGGCAGGAAGATAGTAAAGCGGATACAGGTATGGGATGACAAGCAGACATGGTACTATGTCCAAGTGGACGAAGGCGAAATTCTGTTGGATGAGAATGAACCGATAAATCCAAAGCCGCATGTACTCTATACCAAGGACGGGGATAAAACGAAGTCAACATATTTTGACAACTTCGGATATATACCATTTATCATTGTGGAAAACAACAAGAAAAGGTTTTCATCACTCCGGCCTGTCAAGGCAATAATAGATGACTATGACCTTATGGCATCCAGTCTTTCAAATAACCTGATAGATTTCGATTCTCCGTTATATGCAATCAAAGGATTTCAAGGTGATAATCTGACGGAACTGCAAACCAATCTTAAGACCAAGAAGATGGTTGGACTTGATGAAAATGGAGAAATAGATGTCAAGACAGTAGATGTTCCTTATCAGGCCAGACAGGCAAAGCTGGAACTTGACGAGAAGAATATATACCGGTTTGGAATGGGATTGAATACAGCTGGCTTAAAAGACACATCAGCGACAACAAACATAGCCATCAAGGCAATGTACTCACTGCTTGACTTGAAAGCCAAGAAGGTTGAAAAGAATCTTAAAAAGCTGCTTCGTAAACTTGTGGAAATAGTCGTTGATGAAATCAATAAAATGAATGGCAAGGCATTTCAGCCGGAAGATGTTCATTTTGAATTCACGCACGAAGTTATGAGTAACGCACAGGAAAATGCACAGATTGAATTGACGGAGGCACAGCGGCAGCAGTTAGTGATAAATACAATCATGTCTTTGGCAAATATGTTAGATGACGAGACAATTATCCAATTAATCTGTGATGAATTGGACATTGATTATGAAAAAATCAAGGACAAGTTGCAAAGGGATGAAGAAAAGGATACGGCAGATGCCAAGCAGCTGTTAGATGGAGTTGTGACGAATGAATAAGCGGCAGAAGAAAGTATTGCAAGCACAATTGAATAACGAGGAAGAGGTAATTGCACGGTTAAAAAGTACATATGAGCAGGCTCTTGGCGATTGCGAATCAAAGATACAGGAGTTGTCAATGCGTGCAGACCTTGAGCCGGAGAATATACAGTCAATCATATATCAGAAGCAATACCAGGAAGCAATCAAAGCGCAGTTGGAAGGTGCTCTGGCAAACCTGCAATCAAATTCATATGCAACTGTATCTGATTATCTTACACGGAGCTATCAAGAAGGATATCTCGGAGCAATGTATGATATGCAGGGTCAGGGAATCCCGCTTGTGATGCCGATAGACCAAGAAGCTGTGACAAGAGCAGTAATGCTTGACACTAAACTTTCTACGTCGTTGTATAACAGAATGGGAGAGGATGTGAAGACCCTTAAGAAAGCTGTGCAACAGGAAGTGTCAAGAGGCATTGCACAGGGTATGACATGGAGCAATATCGCATCAAATCTTGCACGGAATATGAAGCATACACCGTTTCAGAAGGCTTATAGCAACTCAATACGGATTGCCAGAACAGAAGGACACCGTATTCAGAATAAGGCGGCATTGGATGCACAGAAAAGGGCGAAGGACCGTGGAGCAAATGTTGTGAAGCTGTGGGATGCAGTCTTGGATGGAAAAACAAGACCTGAACACAGAGAATTAGATGGACAGATACGAGAAGTAGGTGAGATGTTTGAAGCTGCAGGATATAAGGTAGAAGCTCCCAGCATGTTTGGTGTTGCATCACAAGATTGTAATTGCCGTTGCCAATTGTACCAGAAAGCGAAATGGTTGCTTGATTGTGGTATTGATAAAATGGATAATTTCACAAAAGAAATAGTCAGTTTTGAATCCCCGGAAGAGTATGAGGAGTGGAAGAAAGCATACTGGTCCGACGAGAATATCGCATATATGAATTATGTTACGGACATGGAGAAGAAATATGGCAAGAATTTTGAAACAGTGCTTAACTCCATGACTGATAAGGAATATGAGAGGTATAAGCGGTTACTGGATGATAATCCGATGTATAAGTCGAAAAATCCCCTTGTAAAAGTCGGTAAAAATGCTAAAATAAAAAATATAGAATTGCCGCCGGAAGCAGATAATATCAAAGGAATTTCTGGCCATACAAAAAAGGCAATTTGTGATAGTTTTGATAAGATAAAAGAAAACTATAATGTTCGTATAAATACTATTACTGTTATGGATCTCGGCAGGCAGAACGAAAAAGTACCATTTCAATTTGTGCCTGAAAATGTGGGTGGCTATTTGAGATATAAACTTGTTTTGAACGCCGGATATGATTTTAATGGAAGCCTTGAAAACTTCACAGCTCGTATCATGAGAAACTATAACAATGGTGTTTTAGCATCCAAGAATGTGGAAGATTTATTAGCCCACGAAATGGCACATATTCTGACATTTCAAGATTGCGATACGTTTGGAATGTTTCTTCGATTAGAAGAAGAGGTTAGGGAAAGCTTCATAAGAGGTGTATCAGCATATGCGGACAGTACATATGATGGAGCAGAGACAATAGCGGAAGCGTTTGTAAGGTATCGAAGAGGCGAACATTTGTCAGAAGATGTGATGGCGTTATTGCAAAAATATGTATTAAAGAAGGAATAATAATGGTTGTTTTTTCTCAATGTATGGATTGTAAAAATTATATAGGAAAAAAGGGGGATGCTTTCTGTTGCAAGGCATTTCCGGAAGGCATACCAGATGATATATTTTGGAATAAAAAATATCATATTGAGCATATAGATGGCGATAATGGATATCAATTTGAAAAGATGGACGAAAGCACTCCGCAGTAGCAGGGTGCTTTTTTAATGTCCGAAAGAAGGTGAATGAGAATGGCAACAATAAGCGGAAATGTCTGCAACACTTATGTGCATATAGATTTAATTGTAAATGAAACAGGAACGTCCGTTGAAAATAATACATCCACAGTGTATTGGAAGTTGGTTGGTTACTTGGGAAGTGGGGCTTCATCATCACATTGGTATTCTAACAGCTATCACTCAATCAACGTGAGCATAAATGGCTCAACAGTATATTCATTACCGAATACTAGACAGAAAGCAATCTCAATTGGTACTAACACAAGTGCATCATCCCCGGTGACGATTGCATCAGGAACAACAACAGTGCCACATAATGCAGACGGAAGTAAGACATGTGCATGTTCATTTTCTGTTGTTTACAGATACAACAGTGCCTTCACTTGGAAAGGTTCAGGCAATGTTGGACTGACAACAATTGCAAGGGCATCACAGCCTTCCTGCATTACCTATCCGAATACAACGCAGAATGTCGGGGCATTGGGTAGTACAATCACTATCCACATGAACTCAAATTCCTCAAATTTCAGACATACTGTGAGATATGCTTGGGGAAATAAGAGCGGAACTATAGCGACTAACGTTCAATATAACTGTCAATGGAAAATACCGCTTGATTTTGCAAATAATATTCCTAGTGCAACATCAGGCTGGGGAACAATTTATGTTGATACATATAACGGAAGTAAGTTGATTGGTACAAAGTCGGTAACGTTTAGAGCAACGGTGACGTCAAGTATGGTTCCTTCCATTAGCTCTATAACCTGTACCGACCCAAAAGGGTATTTATCAAAGTATGGCGGGTATGTTCAGAATAAGTCAACGCTGAAGGTTGTTGTTAGTGCGTCAGGTTCGTACTCTTCATCAATTAAATCATACAAGATTGTTGCAAACGGCGTAACCTATACGGCAAATTCGCTCACCACAGGAGTTTTGATTTCAAGTGGTATAAATACTATCACCGTGACAGTAACGGACAGCAGAGGGCGAACAGTAACTAAAACAACAACTATTTCAGTGCTTGCATACACTTCCCCAACAATCAGCTATCTGACAGCAGGAAGATGCAATTCAGAAGGCACAGCAGATGCAGACGGAGCTTATATAAGTGCTTCGTTTAAAACGGTTGTAACAGCTCTAAACAATAAGAATCACGCAACAGCAAAGCTTGAATATAAGAAAAACACCGAAACATCATGGACAACAGTAGGCACATACACAGCATACAGCCAAACACCAACAAAGATATTTGCTGCCAATATAGATTCATCCTACAACATCAGGGTTACAGTAAATGATGATTTTTCATCAGCGACTTATGAAAAGTCTGTCGGAACTGTTTTCACATTGATAGATTTTAGAAATACCGGAAAGGGTATTGCACTTGGCAAGGTATCAGAAGAAGACCTGCTTGATGTGAATATGGACATAAGGTTCAGAAAGGCTGTTAGAAGCGAGGATGATGTTATTGCAGGGTTAGGAACAAGTAATCAAACTTCGTTATATGGTAAGGCAAACAAAAAGTGGATATCAATCGGAAACGCTACTCAAGGTAACAAGATACATATCCCACAATCAGTATATGATATTGCTTATGAATATTATATCGTTGTTAAAACATCCCACGGAGCAACTTTTCCTTTTTACGTTTCATACAATGATGTTAAAAAAGATATGATAAACGGTTACTATTATTCATCTAGTTATTATGCAACAGTGAGAATAATGTCAACATCACGAACGGATAAAGATGGATTTGACATGTCACTTAACATGGCATGGACTAAAGAGCTGTATAACGGACAGGCATCCACTTTTGAAATATATATATATTATAGATAAATAAAAAGGAAAGGCGAAAGAATGAAAGCAATAATTAACGAAAAAATGTATGACACAACGGCTTCTTCTGTAATATTCGCAGACGGAACAGAAGCACTTTTTAAGACAAAGAATGGGGCGTACTTCAAGACCTCGGTTGACGGAATCACACCACTTTCAGGCGAGGAAGCTAAAAAGTTGCTTGGCGTGGTTGACGCAGATGCATATATTAAAGAGTTCGGAACTGTAGAATCCGCTTAATAATTGTCAAAAGAGCATCCGACAAGGGTGCTTTTTTTATACAAAAAATTATGAAAGGAGAAAGGGTGATGTACGGAATAATTGCTGCATTAATCACAAGCGGAGTGGGGCTTGTCGGGATTATCATTACTAATGTAACGAGCAATCACAAAGTTGAGAACACACTCAAAACATCACAGGCGGTCACAGATTGCAAGATTGATGAACTGACAAGAGAGGTTAGGGAACACAACAATTTTGCGAAAAGAATGCCTGTTGTAGAAGAACAGATCAAGGAAATCAATCATAGAATTGAGGATTTAGAAAGGAAGAAATAACATGGAAAACATAATAGGAAACATCACAATGGTTTTAACAGTGATAGGTGTTATTGCATTTATCACAAGCGTAATCACGCAGGTGACAAAGGAATGGAAGGTCTTTAATAAGATTCCAACAGCAATTCAGGTATATATAACAGCACTTATTATCACAGTAATAAGCATAGTTGTGTATCTGCAGGTAAAAGGCTTCAAAATAGTGTGGTATTACATTGTAGGAGCGATTATATTGAGCTTCTTTATATCATTTGTGACAACGAACGGTTGGGAACAGTTAAAGACATTATGGGACAGATTGAAATATAAAAAAAGAGGTGATGAATAATGCCAAAATATACGGCAAGATTGACAGCCCCGGCAAAGACAGACCGCCATTATTACAGTAATGACAACGCTTTTTTCAGAAGCGGTTTTGGTATGCCTAATTGCACCGCATACGTTCACGGCAGATTTGCCGAAATAACAGGCAAATTCCCAAAAATGTACGGCAATGCAGAGGATTGGTGGGCCGAAGCAAAAAAGGCAGGATATGAGACAGGACAGGTTCCTAAATTGGGTGCTATTTGCGTATGGAAAGCAGGCCAGACACATAATAGCACAGACGGAGCGGGTCACGTTGCTATTGTCGAACAGATAAAAGCCAACGGAGACATTGTGACAAGTAACAGTGCATGGAAAGGCTTAGAGTTCTACACGCAGGAAATTACAAAGGCATCAGGATATATGTATGCAAGCAATAGACCGTTCCTTGGCTTTATTTACTGTGGAATTGAGTTTGAAATGGACACATCAAGCACCACAGGAAGCGTTGTGGCAGGTAAGGCGGTCATTTTGAAGAATACATCATGTTATTCATCAGAAAGTGCCAAAACTGCCTATGGTGTCAAGTCAGGCACATTCTATCTGTGGGATAATGTGGTTAGGTCAGGAAGAATCAGAGTCACCAATTCCTCTTCAAGGGTAGGTGTGGCAGGACAGGTCACATGTTGGATTGCGATTGCTGATGTCGGATTGAGTACAGGCACAGCACCAACACAGCAGATAACACCGGCAATCAAGGCAGGTACAGCATACACATTGAAAGATGTTCCGGTGTATTCATCTGAATCGGGTGCTTCAATCGGAAATCGGTCAGGAATCTATCGCACATGGGATTCAGTTGTTAAGAATGGTAGAATCCGAATGACCAACAGTATATCAAGGGTTGGTGTTTCTGGGCAGGTCAGCTTTTGGGTTGACGTAAAAAAACTTAAATAAGTTATTTTAGGATATTCAGAAATGGATGTCCTTTTATATTGTCCAAACGGCTTATGACATAAAAACTGTGACGAACAACTAATAACTCCGGCAAGAGTGATAACTGCCAGTGTGGCTACGATTAAAGCCAAGAAAGGATAGAACAATGGAATTAAAGGAACTGTTAGGAGAAGAACTGTATAAGCAGGTACAGACAAAGATTGACGAGAAGAACAGCACAGAGGCAGATAAGCTTAAGCATGTAAGATATGCAGATCTGTCTGAGGGCAAATATGTCAGTAAAGAGAAGTATGATTCAGAACTTGAGAAGCTTAATGGACTGATTACCGGCAAAGACACGGAAATCGGAAATGCAACAAAGCTCATTGAGGAGCTTAAGAAGGCTTCCAAGGGAGATGAAGGCATGCAGCAGAAAATTTCAACGTATGAAACGGAGAACGCAAGGCTCCAGAAAGAACTTGAAGAGACAAAAATCAATGCAGCCATTAAGGTGGCTCTGCTTGAGGCTCATGCAGTCGATTCTGATTACATGACATATAAGATTAAGAATGGTCTCAAAGAGAAGAATGAAGAGCTGAAGCTTGATGATGATGGCAACATCAAAGGTTGGGATAACATGCTCACGTCACTCAAGGCACAGTTCCCGACTCAGTTCACAGCTTCATCCGGCTCAGATGATGGTCAGAGGCACATCATTGAGAACAGGCTGCCAGGTGGCAATCCTGGCAATAACAATGCCGAGCCTAAAAATTTAGCAGAGGCATTAAAACAGAAATATGATGGTAACAACCAGTAATAATTGAAAGGTAAGGTGAACAATATGGCAGCACAGACATTAGAAGAAATTAAGAAAGGTATGAGTGACAAGGTATTCTCACAGATTGTGGATATCTTCCTCAGACATTCAACAGTACTTCAGATGCTTACATTTGATGACTGCGTATCAGCATCAGGCGGTGGCTCAACAATGAAGTACAAGTATCTCAGAAAGGTACTTCCTGCAACAGCAGAGTTCAGAAAGATAGGCGGTTCTTATACTGCTTCAACAGCTACCAAGCAGGAGTGCGAGGCTAATCTTGCAATCATGGGTGGAGCTGTTCAGATGGACAGGGTGCTCAACAGAATAGCCGGTAACTTCGACAACATGGCATATCAGATAGAAGAGCATATCAAAGCGGTCGTGAACCTCTTCCATTATACAATGATTAATGGAGATGCAACCACAACAGCTTCGGGAGATCATCCGGAGTTCCAGGGACTTGATTCTATGCTTGCTGGAACAACAACAGAGTATGGTACAGACAAGGCCATTGATTTGTCAACTATTACGGCAATCAAATCCAATGCAGATGAGTTCTACGAGGCGCTGAGTCTTCTTGTTAAGACAACAGCTGCTGATGCAGTACTCATTAATACAGAGATGATCACTAAAATTCAGACTGTTGCCCGTATCCTTGGATACAAGACAGAGAGCGAGGAAGCATTTGGAAGACGTATAACTACAATTGACGGAGTAAAGCTTGTCGATATGCAGGATTATTACACTGTAAGCGGAAGTGCAGCAACTGCCGGTCATGTGGTTAAAAAAGGACTTTCAAGGACTATTGCAAGCGCAAGCTCCGCAACAACAGGACTTACAGATATTTATGCTGTTAAATTCGACGTTAATGACGGATTCCACGGAATCAGCCTGAATGGCGGTTCTGTAATTGATCAGTATCTTCCAAACTTCAATGAACCGGGTACGGTTAAGGACGCTGAAGTTGAGATGATCGCAGCTACAGTACTTAAGAATACACAGCACGCTGGTGTTCTCAGAAATATCAAAATTGCGTAAGAAAGGATAAGGTGATGAATATGACAGCGAAGGAAACGAAGGAAACGAAGACAATGGAGCAGGCGGATGTTGCTGTAGAATCTGCAGCAGCAAAGCCTAAGAGCTGGATTGTATCAGTTATTAATGGTTCTACATATTGCGGAATAGGTGCCGGTGGTGTACAGTTCGCTAATGGCAGAGCTGAAATCACATCTAAGCGTATGGCTGACTGGTTCAAGGAACATGAAGGATATAATGTCATTGAACAGTAGTAAGGCGGTGATCTTATTATGATTATGACTGTGAATCGACTGAAAGAGTTGATTGATACCGGTTCAGAGAAGGATAAGGTGCTTGAAGCTAAGCTTCAGGCACTGGAAATCCTGATAAGGAAATATACCAACAATAACTTTCAGAATCGAAGCAGAAGAATCAGGTGTGATGTATCATCCGAAGTCGGATTGATGTGTGCATCATCATTATTCAAGGTTGGGGACACTGTTCAGTTGTCAGAATCGGCTTATAATAGCGGTCTGTATATAATTGACAGTATAGACTTTGATAATGGTTGCATGGGGCTGAATGAGAGCTTAACGGCTGAATCAGATGTGCTTGTCACAAAAGTTGAATATCCTATGGATGTGCAGATGGGTGTTGTGAATATGCTTTCATGGGACCTGAGCAACAGGGACAAGGTCGGGATTCAGTCAGAAACGATCAGCAGACATTCTGTGACCTACTTTAACATGGACGGTGATAATTCCACTATTGGTTATCCGAAATCCCTTGTCGGCTTTCTGAAGCCTTATATGAAAGCGAGATTTTAATATGATTAGTGGCAATACAACAGCGGAAATCAGAGTGCAAAGCACTGTAAAGAACGAAATAGGCGGAACGTCAAAGACGTGGACAGCGGTTCAGAATGTAAAAGGCTGGCTTGACCTGACAGGCGGGGACAGCAAATACACCACTTTTAATGCTAAGATTCAGGAAAGCACACATGTATTTCTATGTGATTATGTTCCTTTGGATGCAAGAATCAAGGCAGAGAACAGCAGGCTTGTTGTCGGTGGAAAGGTGTTTGACATCCTTCTGATTGATGATCCTATGGAATTACATGAACAGATTGAAATCTACTTGAAGTATACAGGGGGGCAGTGATATGGAAAATGATGTTCAATTTAAAGATTTTTCAGTTGAAGTCAACGGAAAAATCAATGAAGCCCTTATTGCTGCCCTTATTGAAGCTTCAGGAGAAATCGTATCACAGACAGCAAGAAATTCAAGGGTGGACACAGAACAGACTAAAGGTTCATTTGAATATGTTGTTGATGAAGAGAAACTTGAATCCACAGTCGGAAGCCCTTTAGAAAATGCAATATGGGAAGAGTTTGGAACAGGTATTCATGCTCTAAACGGTGATGGCAGGAAAACAGCCTGGCACTATAAGGATAAAAAAGGCAACTGGCATACCACAACCGGAAAGAAAGGCACAAGGGCATTTTTCAGAGCTTTTCAAAAGCTGAAGAATCCGATTATTAAGATGTTTGAAAGTAAGATGAAAGGGTTAAATTGATGCAGAATGCAGAAAGAAACATTGAAATTTATTAGTGATGCATTGACATCCGCAGGGATTCCGTATGAATACGAGGAATTCAATTCATCAATTGAATCCCTGAATCGTTATTGGGTAGGCGAATATTCAGAAACAGAGCCAATGTCAGAAGACGGGCTTGAAGAAGCAACATTCATTCTGACAGGCTATGCGAAAGAAGATATGCTTATTCTTGAAAATGATAAAAAGACAATTAAAGACTTATTTCCAACAATAAGTGGAAACCGGGCAATCTTTGATAATGGTTCAGGGGTTGCCATTTTTTATACAAACAGTTTCCCTGTACCAACAGGGGATGATTTCATTAAGAAATTACAAATTAATTTAACTATTAAAGAATGGATGGTGAACTAATATGGCAGTAGCAGGAAAACATGGTATTACAGCAGATACACCAAAAAACATATTATTTGGTGCCGGAACTATTCACAAGGGATTGAAGTACACTGCAGGTGCGAGCGGTGGAAAGGGTTCTTGGAACTTTAATGAATCAATCATTGGTGCAACCAATGGCGGTTCAAAACTTGCAATTATTCCTGAATTTTATGATGTGACTGTGGATGGGGCAAATGTCCTTGTTAAGGGTCTTAAAAAGAAGATTGGTGAAACAGCATCAATGGACATCAACCTTGCTGAACTTACAAAGGACATTATCAAGGCAGCCGCAATCGGTGCTGATGGAACTTCAGAAGATTCAACGTTTGATCTTATTGAGTCAAAGACAGACATTTCAGAAGGTGACTACTGGGAAAACATTGCCTTTGTTGGCGAAACAATGGATGAAAGAAAGGTCATTGCGATTCTTGAAAATGCTATCTGTACATCAGGCTTTAACAGTGAAGGAAAAGCCAAAGAAGGTTCAGTGGGTGCGTACACATTTGCTTGCCACGCTGATATAACATCAGACCTTACAAAACTTCCTTGGAAAATTTACTACCCAAAGGAATCAGCATAGAGGTGAACTAATATGAAGGTCAATGTAATTAAAGAATTTGTTGACCGCCACACAGGGGAACTGCACACAGTTGGCAGTTCCTTTGAATGTGGGGAAAACAGGTTTAGAGAAATAGAAGAAGGCCAATATGTTGAGCCTGTGGTTATTATTGATAAAGAAGAAGCCGAACACAAAGCGGTTAAAAGGAAAGGAATATAAGAATGAGCGAAACATCAGTTGAAACAATCGAAGAAATCAAAGAAGTAAAAGAGGATGCAATCATTGAAAATCCATATCCACTTAGGAAGTTATCAAGTAAAGATGTATTTATCTTTTCAACTATTCTGAAACAGATTGGATATGCAGAACTGAAGGAGTGCTTCCATTCAGCGGAAGTCAAGAAACTTATCGCAAAGATGCCGGGTGCCGCAAAGATGCCGGGTGCAATTGATGAAATCGGGCTTTCAATCATGCTTGATATATCAACAGTGGTGATTTCCAACCTTGCAAGTGCAGAAGAAAGCATCTATCAGCTTTTATCGAATTTATCAGGCAAAACAAAGACAGAAATCGCAAATCTTGATGCCGAAGTATTCATGGCAATGATTGTGGATGTATTCAAGCAGGAAGGATTCAGAAATTTTTTCAAGGTTGTTTCAAAATTGTTCAAATAGGTGACATCATGTTCATGGATTTGCTGTTTAAAAGATATTCAAATCCATATGAACTGATGGACCAGATGATTTTATGTGGAAGATTTCTTGATTTTATTTGTGAATTTGTTGAGATAACAAATGATGATTTGTTATGGGAATACTATCTTCATTATCCATTTCTTGAAGTGTCTTATGATGAGTTTAAAAGAAGACTTGGATTTGGGAATGATGAACCACAGCCAAAATCCAATCTTGAAGCAACAGTAATACAATCAATGAACATCCTGGACAACTTTGTCCCGGATGGCTAAAAAGGCTGATATTTTCAGCCTTTTTTATTTTGAAAAGAAAAGGGGGTGAATCTTATGGAATTATTTAAGATATTAGGAACTATTGCAATAAGTGGGGCTGAAAAAGCGGAAAAAGATACAGAAAAAGTGTCTGATGCATCACAGAAGTCTGCAAAAAAAATCGGCGAATCATTCAAAACGGTTGGAAATACCTATGAAGCAATAGGGAAAACGATTGTTAAAATGGCAAAAATAGGTGCGGCTGCGATTGGAACAGTATCAACGGTGGTGGGGGCTTTGACTAAGTCAGCAGTTGAAAATTACACTGAATATGAACAGCTTGTCGGCGGTGTTGAAACACTTTTCAAAGATAGTGAAGACAAGGTTGTTGAATACGCCAACAATGCGTATAAGACTGCCGGACTATCTGCTAATGAGTATATGGATACTGTGACAAGTTTTTCAGCATCACTATTACAGTCACTAGACGGAGACACGGCAAAAGCTACCGAATCAGCCAATTTAGCGATTACGGATATGGCGGATAATGCTAATAAAATGGGTACCGCTATGGAATCGATTCAGAACGCATATCAAGGTTTTGCAAAGCAGAATTACACTATGCTGGATAATTTGAAGCTTGGATATGGCGGAACTAAAGAAGAAATGATTCGATTGCTTGAGGATGCTGAAAAGATTTCAGGAATCAAATATGATATATCTTCTTTCAGTGATATTGTTGATGCTATTCATGTTGTACAAACCGAAATGGGGATAACAGGTACAACGTCAAAAGAAGCAGCAACCACTATTCAAGGTTCTATATCGTCAATGAAGGGTGCATGGACTAATTTCGTTACCGGAATGGCTGATGAATCACAGGATTTTGGTACTTTAGTTAATAATGTGATTGATTCTGTATTAACAGTTGCATCTAACCTTGTGCCAAGGATAATGGAAACGTTACCACGGCTTATAGACGGTCTTTCACAATTGGTACAGAAAATAGTTCCATACATACCTCAACTACTGAAAACATTGGTTCCGTCCATTGTAGACGGAGCAAAAAGATTATTGAATGATGTCACTAATCAATTACCCGACTTATTGGAAACAATTCTTCCCGGATTTGGTGGAGAATTAGGAAAGAATATTGTTAAATTTATAAACACATTTAAGTCTATATTCAGCAAAATCATTCCTATGCTGCAGAATTTTGGAAAGAAGATATTGCCTGTCATATCACAGGTCCTTGATAAAATTTTACCAGCTTTTGAGAAAATTATTGAAAACTTACTGCCACCATTGGAAGACATATTAGATACCATTATTCCGGTTCTTTTGAATTTAATAGATGTAATCTTGCCGCCATTAGAGGAGCTGCTTCCAATGATAATGGATGCTTTATCTATGATTTTAGAACCATTGGCGGAACTTGTAGAAGCAATATTGCCACCACTTCAAAGCCTGCTTGATATACTTCTCCCAATTCTTTCGGGCTTTTTGGATGTGCTGCAGCCAATTCTTGATGTTGTTGTTTCACTTCTTCAACCAATTCTTGACCTTATCGGACAGGGGCTGAATGCACTTGCAGAGGCTTTCGGATTTGCAAAAGAAAAGACTGATGCAGCGGTTCAGGCTGCAAGGGATGAAGCAGATGCCATGCGTGATATGAGAGACGCAGCGAATGAAGCAAGGGATGCAATAGATCAGAAAGCTGAAAAAGAACTTGCAAACGTTTCGACAGTAGAAAGCCTGTGGCAGGAATTACAGAACTTAGCAGATGAACAGGGTAATGTTTCCGAAAAAGACAGAGCAAGGGCAGAGTTCATAACAGGGCAGTTGTCTGAAGCACTTGGAACCGAGATTCAGTGGACCGGTAATCAGATTCAGAATTACAAAGACTTACAGGAAGAAATTGATAAGACAATTGAGAAAAAGAAAATAGAAATTCTTCTTGAAGCATCTGAGGAAAAGTACAAAACAGCTATTCAGAACAGGACAGATGCAGAAAATAAGCTGAATGAAGCTTCGCAGAGAAGGGCAGATGCCTTTGCAAAACTGACAGAACTTGAAGAACAGGGTGTTGATAAAAGTTCCGAAACGTGGAAAAATGCACAAGCAACAGCGGCAGCAACGCAGGAAGCCTTTCTTAATGCACAGAATATTGTTAGTGAGTATTATGCCGATATATCACAGTACGAAACAGCACAAACTTTGATAATGCAGGGCGAAAATGAAAAAGCACTTGAACTGCTTGATAAGAAAGGACAGGCTTTTCAGGCTGCTTCTG